GTCTAATAGCAGGACTACCGCTGTATTGGAATCCTAAACTATCTGAATGCCTCTTCTTATTGTCAACTCTAGTTGCTAGGTCATCAAACAAAATTTTAGTAGGACTAAATGGATATGTAATGAAGTCACTGCTGTCATTTCTGACAGAGTTATCATCTAGTCTACCAATCTCATCTTCAATCGGTTCAATTTCATAGAAGATTGTTTCGCCACTACCTTCATCATACTCGAAGTTACCTAGACCATTACCAGATGTACTTACTTTACCGAAGTGGAATGACTTTGGTGTGGAATTTGCTATGTTCCATTGCTCATCTGAGGAAAGTAAATAATAGAATGATGGGTCGGCATCTAAGTTTACCCCACCACCATATCTAGATGGAATTCTATTGCCATAATAGTCTCCATTATTATAAGAAGAGTATATAACTCTTCTCCATACTAGGTCTCCATTCTTAGCATACTTGGATAGTAAACCATATTGTTTACCTCCTTCACGATAATCTCCCAGTACAATAGTTTGTTCAGTCTCACCATCAGACTTTACATTCCAGAATGCAATGTCGTGATCAACTGGTGTTTGTTTCTGCCAAATAATATTACCTTCGGCAGTCATTTTAATAATGAATCCTATATTAGATTGGAAACCTCTTCCTCTACCTACAACATAAATCTGATCATTTATATCGATGAACACATCTTCACAATTTATAGACCTAGTTCCAGTAGTTTGGGGCATTTCTTCACTAGACTCTAGGGTCTTATCCCACTTAACGTCTCCAGTAGCAGTATCAAGTTTGACAATGTATCCTCTAGTGTGATCATCGTCATCAAGTGTTCCTACTGCTACAACTTCTCCTCTACTATTAGCAGCAATCTTTCGTACTCCACAGATGTTGCCTAGAAAATAAGCAGACTTACCCCAACCAGGGTTTCCATTAGAATCAAACTTTTCGATAAACGCATGGGTGTTGCCATTGTATTCAAGTAAACTGCCAGCAGCATAGATGTTATCGTTACTATCTACGGCAAGACCTGTGTATATAACATCACCTGAGTTGGTAGTAGATTGCCATTGGAGACCACCTGCATTGGAGTACCTTGCTACAAATGGAACACCTCCTGCCTTACCTGCTGCTAAAATGTTGTTGGAATTATCTAATTCCATACACAACAATTCGACATCTTCATTTCCAGCAATTCCAATCTCGGTGTCTAGTTGATTGTCTAAACCAGAGATTGCATTTGCTCCAGTTCTTTTTTCAATCCAACCCTCATACTTATCTGACTGTCCAGAAATTTTAGTTCCAGCAAGTAAGAACTTCTGGTCTGTAAAGTTGTAACGAATTTCTGTTGGTCCGTATGTATAGTCTTGTGGATTGGGGTTGACTGCTGTGTCATATTTGTCAACAGTTCTGAAGAAGTTCGTGATAACTTCTCCACCTACTGAACCTAATAGAAATAGGTTTCTAGATGGGCTACTAATTGAAATAGGCATTGATAGTTATCCTTAGCTGAAGTCGGTGTTGCCTTGACCAAATACTCTAGTTACACCAGAACCATCTCTAACAATCACGAACGTTAGAATGTCTGTGTTGGTTGTTGCAATCGGTGGAGAACCGCCAGACCATCTAACACCATTGGAAACGCTGTTTCCATCCACTGTACATGCGTCACCATAAGATGCTGCAGTGTTGGAATCAAGAATCAAAGTAACTGTAATAGATTCATTATTATTTAGATTGACACCAGTGAACGCCCAGGTGTTGATTGCAGACGATGCTGGTTGACCCAGGACAGTGTTGGATGCTGCGACGTTAATCGTTAGTACGTTAGCAGAAGGTGTGAGACCACTGGTGAAAGAACCAAGGTTTGATTCAACAACACGACCACCAAAGTCAACAGCACCGTTAACAGTTAGGGAGGTTAGTGTTCCTACACTTGTGAGAGAGGAGTTGACAACACTAGCACCAAGTGTGGTAGAGTCGAGTGCCAACTGGTTACCGATGACAAACTTCTTACCGAATGCAATTTCAATACTCTCGGAGAATGTCCAATACTTGTCAGTTCTGCTGTGATCGTATAGGATAGTCTTGTCTAGAGTTCCGTCAGCAGAACCACGAACGATGATGCCGCCACCATCTGCACCCAGTTCCGAAGGACCGTATGCTTCCATCGTTGCCAGACCACCAGATCCACTAACAGCAGCAGATAGGACTGCAGTGTTACCTGTGATCGATAGGATGTAAGTTCCAACTGGTACGCTCAGACCATTAGTTACGATGTTGACTTCCATACCAGGGATCAGTCCACTGGTTGGGTTAATAGCACTGATGTTTGGAGATCCATCAACAACAGTGGCTTCAAACGTGGTGTTAACAACAGCAGCAAGTTCGATTGCTTTATCGTCAACCGTCACGACGTTCGAGTTCACGGTTGTGGTCGTACCATTAACTACGAGGTCACCTGTGATGATGGTGTTACCACCAACCTGTAGATTGTTGGGACAGATAACATTGAAGGAAGAGTCGCCACGGATCCATGCCTCAGTACCAGATGCAATGATCAGTTGGTTGTCACCACTGAGATTGATTGGTGCGAAGGTTGCGTTGGTTGAGTTCTCATCACCAGAAGGACCGATCAGAACGTTACCACTACCTAGGAGAGAGTAACCAGCAAAGTGACCAACACAGACGTTGTAGTTACCAGAGATGTTTGATTCCAATGCACTAGAACCAATCGCCACGTTGCCACGACCATTCTGTACAGTCAATTGACAATCAGAACCAATTGCTACGTTGTCGTCACCCTCTAGGTTTGCACGTTGTGTTCTATAACCAACAGCAACACAATCATTTGTCGTGTTACCTACAAGTAGAGATTCAAAACCAAATGCTACGTTCTTGGTGCCGCTAGTGTTTGCTTCTAGTGCTCCATATCCGATACGAGTATTGGATGCTACATTGTTGCCACCTCTACCAATCTTAATTGGGTTAGCACCACCACCTCTAATACTGATGTCAGAATTCTCAAAGTTTGGTGTGCCATATACAGTGAAGGTGTCGCCAACAATGTCGTTGAACTCAACATTGCCTGCGACATCAAGTGAGTGATTGATTGTGGTTGTACCACTATCTGCACCCATGACGATACTTGTAGCATCACCACCGAAACTGATTTGTGTTGCAACTGTGTTGAAAAGATCGAAGGCGGTGCTACTTGTTAGGAGACTGTTAACAAAGGTTGGGTTCTCGTTGAAAGCAACAAAACCAACACCAGTAGCGTCACTAACAACACCTCTAAACTGGGTTGAGGTTGTGGTTGCAAAAACTGATAGTGAGTCACCTGTATATGCTACGTTACCACCAGCTCTGTAGTTAACAGTGGAGTTATCATCACCTTGAATAGTGACAGAGTTGTTGATAGTTAAACCCTTGGTGTCTGCGATGGTGAGAGTACCAGAGGTTGTGCTTGTAATAGCAAGACCGTTGATTGATGTTGCTAGTGCTGCACCAATATTTGGATCTGTGAGTGTTGGATTGGTGAGAGTCTTATTGGTGAGTGTTTGAGTTTCGGATTCGGTTACGAGTCTCTTAGAAACCGAACCATCATAGACTTGCCAGTAAGCACCTGCTTCATACCATTGCAACTGAGCGAAGGTTAGAACTGATCCTGCAGAGTTGGTTGTTCTGTTGACTTGAATACCTGCATTCAAACCAGTCAGACTGTTACCTTTTCTCAACTCAATGATGTTATCGGTAACTTGTAGAGTTGTTGTATTGATGACTGTGTTTGTTCCAGTAACAACGAAGTCACCAGTAACTGTGACTGTAGATCCGTCATCACTAATAATACTAGATGCTAACTGGTTGTTACCACCATCCCACTTAAGAATTCCGTTATCAGTTAGGTTGGTAGCATTCTTAAGTGAGAACTGTTCGCTTGATACTGTAAGACCACCATTTGCATTTGCTTCATACAGAGTGTTGGTGTTTACAGCATTGATCTCAATGTCCAGACCATTCTGTGATACTGTTGCTGAACCAGATGCTAGGATAGTAACGTCACCAGCACCAAAAGATCCACTAGTTCCACCTCTTAATCTAGTAACAGTGTTGGTATCTGTGGCATCAATTGTAATTGTATTTCCAGACTGACTTACAGAAGCTGCTCCAGAAGCATCGATTAAGATGTCACCAGATTGAAGTGTACCAGAACTACCACCCTTGACTCTGGTGATAGTATCTTGAGAACTAATGGTGATGTCTCTACCACTTTGACTGAGGGTAGTTGCTCCTGCCTGGAGTAAAGTAAAGTCACCAGACTGTGCAGTTTGACCTGTACCTGCACGTAGAGTTGTGATTGTATCTACATAACTGGAAGAAATTGTGATTGTATTTCCAGTTTGAGATACAGTAGAAGAACCTGCCGCTGCAATTGTGATGTCACCAGACACCAGACTACCACCAACAGCAGACTGTAAACTTGTTACTGTATTTGTATCAACGTAACTTGATGCAATTGTAATGGCATCTTCTTCTCTTGATAGAGTTACGTTAGCACCAGCTACGAGAGTAACATCATCTTCGACACCCGCTGTACTACCACCAGAAGTAAGGCGAATGATTTTTTGAGATGAAATACTACCATCTTCGGCACTGATGGAATATGTAGTGTTGGTATCTGCAGTTCCGATCGTTTCACCAAGAGCAACCTGTTCTCCGTTAACAATAATGTATGCGTTAACAAGAGAGCTGTTTGGGATATTGGTGATGATGTTTGTACTACCAGAGATATTACAACTGGTAAGAGTTTTGTTCGTTAGAGTTTGAACAGCATCAATATAAACATCGCCAGGGTTACTCCATTCAAGGACACTACCTGTACTTTGTAGGTACTGTCCCGAGATTCCTGGGTTGCCATTGATGACAATACCATTACCAGTCATATCTAGATTATCCCCAGATACGAACTCCTCAATTTTTCTGGAGCTAAAATTTACTGCTAAAGGAAAACGATCTGCCATTATGCCAGTGCCTTGGTGGTTACTTCTTCGTAGAAGTATTTATGATAGATCGTTAGGTCTTCATAATATAGCACAACGCATAGTATGGAGGCATATTTTTATTCGCTGCAGCAACTCCTTGACTACTGGTGGTTAAAGTGTGAGTATGCCCTGCGCTTTGGTTGCCAGTATTGAAGGTGTGTGTATGATTCTGACTAATTCCTTGAGTTTCTCCACTGTGATTGTGACTTGCACTTTGATTACCAACGTTTACACTATGCGAGTGACTTGCACTTTGATTACCAACGTTTACAGGGTGAGAGTGACCAGCATTAGCAGAATTTGTATTGACGTTGTGGCTGTGACTTGATGATTGGTTGCCAGTATTGAAATTGTGTTTATGATCTGATGTTATGCCACCCGTGTTTTGATTTGAGAAGTTTCCTCTAGACAGTGAAATACTATTTCCTTCACCATCATGGTTTGTTCCAGTATTTGGTTTGTTGTATCCATGTCTGTGGTTTGAAGTTGGGTTGCTAGTGTTACCACTGTGACTATGACTGCTGTTTTGATTACCTGTGTTACCGTTGTGGGAATGGTTTGCGTTTGCGTTACTAGCACTAGCATTATGAGAGTGACTTGCATTTTGGTTCCCTGAGTTACCACTATGCGAGTGACTTGCTGATTGAGTTCCTAAATTATTGATATCATGTTTATGACCTCTGTTATTATTATCAGTTGTTCCACCATGAGTATGGTCAGCACTCTGTGCAGAGGTTGTTGCGGTGTGATCGTGATTGACTAGGACAGCATCTCTCGATCCACCAGTAGAACCAACATTAAAATCATCTCCAGCACCAATAACAAATCTATTTCTTAAGTCTGGTGTGCTGTTACTACCATTACATAATACCCATCCAGTTGGAATGTTGGATGTAGATCCAGACCACATGATAATTCCGCCTGATGGAAATAGATCTGAGGCGATTGTAAATGTTTGACCACTTCTAGATACGCTAGTACCACCACTGCCAGTAAATGAAATAGATCCTTCAACATAAGTTCCAGTATTTGCACGTAACTTTGTCAGTGCAGAAGCAATAGTTAAGGTATCATTGGAAGTATTTTTAGTGATTGTAACGTTGTCACCTTGAGCAATAAAAATATCTTGTACACCACTACCACTACCACCAGCAGTTAATCTAATTCTTTTGCTACTAGCGTTAGGACCAGCAGCAACACTAATGGAATATAATGTGTTGTCATTTGAGTCATTAAGTACGATGGATCCACCTAGAGATACATCATTTCCATTAATATTGATGGAAGAATTTACCAGAGATGCATTAGTTACATTGGTAAGAGTGTTGTTGAGACAGTTAAATACACAAGATGAAAAGGTTTTATTAAGTATCGTTTGGGTATCGTCTTTAAAAACGTCTGCTGCCCTGGACCATTGCAGCGAAGATCCAGTTGATTTTAAGACTTCACCAGCAGCACCCAAACTAGTACCATCGTAGATGCCTGAACCCGCTAGGTTCAGCGAGTCACCGTTGGGCAGTTCGCCCACCAGTGTGCTACTATTGTTGATGGTTAATGGGAATCTATTTGCCATGACGACAAGCACTTTAGTATTATTTATGCAGGGGGTTGACAAGACCCAAAACCTGTGCTATACTAAATAAATCAACGGGTTAAGAAACGTAACGTTTTCTAATCCTTTGTAAACTCCCCTCAAACCGAGACCTATAGGGAGGATAAACTACGTCTCTCATACCCACGATGGAGGGTGTCGTGGGAATACTAATATCGTCGCATCCCTAGCGATCTTTCTTACCCTTTTACGAACATGGCTAACTCAACGCTTCAACAAACTTATCAACCGTCCACTTGGGATAA